TATCGGAGAATCGGGAAAAAACGTCGTCCATCAGCCAGCCCCAGGTTTTGTTGCGGATCGTCTCGGACTGCGCCTCGGCCCGGCCCTTGATGGGGTCGTCAATTATTCCAATATCTAGTGACTCCCCAGTAATCGGCCCTCCAACTGTGGTATTGCGAAAATAGCCCCCCTGGTCAACGTACTCCAATAGCTCACTGTTGCGGCGGTACTGGCTACTGACCGTGACAATGTTGGCTTGGTTGATCTTGGTCTTCGGGAAGGCCAGTTGATAACGCTCGCTGTCGTAAATCCGTTGCAGGGCCAAGTTGGTGCGGACCCCCAGGCGGTCGGAAAACGAGGCGAAAATAACCTTTTTTGACGGGTCCTGACCGGCAATCCAGGCCACGGCGTCGGTAATTGCCGAGGATTTGCCGTGCTGGGGCGGTGTGCAGATGATATAGATCGGTCGTTTTCCGGCTTGCAGGTCGTTCCAGAATTGTTGGATCTTGCCGGATAAAACACGGGGGAACCAGCCGGGAATCAGGTTGGGATGTTGGAATTGGCGAAAGTCCCACAGGTTCCGTTGGCTGGCACGGATTTTGGCCTCTTCAGCAATGTCGACATTTTCCCAACTCATAATCCTATATCGGCCCGCTTGAGGCCGCGCCTGGCAAGCTCTTCGTCCAGTTCCTCGTCGGTTAAGTCCTCGAACGGGCGGCGCTTGTTCGGGGACATCGAGCCGTCGCTGGATGTTATATCGACTTTTCGGGCTGGCTCAAATCCGCATAGCTTGTCTAGTGATTCACTGGCCTGGATGATGGCCCGGCTATCACCTTTTTCGATGGCGATTTTCAACGCTTGGCGCTTGGTTTTTATCGACAATTCTAGGGACCACAGGGCGTCGATTGCGGCGGATTCTTTGAGGGCCTTGATCCTTCCCGAAACCTTACCGTCTGCAGCTAGTTCGCTAGCCCTCGACCAAATCGTCGAATCTGCCATATTTTCGACGTCATATGCTCCCCGGTAGGCGTCGGAGTAGGTGGCCCCGCCTGCGACCAGTTGAGCGAATTTTTCTTGCTTGGGGGTTAGCATTTCAACCTCCCGGACATCGAGGCTGCCACCCTATTTCTGGCGTCCTTGTATGGGTACTCGATCCGATCATTCGGCCCCCACTTCCCTCCCTCTCTTAATTCCTTTTCAGTCAACCCCATGTGAGCCATTGCACTTTGGAGGCGTGTTTCTGGCTTTGCAAGATTTAGTAATATGATTTTATTTGACCACCCGGCATTGAAAAACCATTCCCGGAAAGCCTCGAACCTTTTCCAATAATCATCTTTCAATGGAAGAATACACATCGGCGTCGCCGGACTCGGTATCCATGCGGAAAAGCTGATTTCAAGCGTTCCCTTTTGCTCTTTCCGACGATAGCGCATGATAAAGGCTTTCAGCTCTTCCCAATCTTCGGCAGTCTCGAAAGGGAATCCCGCCATCATAAAAAACTTGACGGATTTTCCGGCCCGATTCAAGGCAAGCGTGAGATTATATAGATCATTGTTTTTTATCGGCTTATTTATAATTTCTCGGATTCTTTCAGATACGCCCTCAACTCCAAGACGCACAACGCGGGCCTTTGGGAGCATCTTTTTTTTCAAGATATATTCGACGGAGTAGCTACCATCCGCATTACTATCAAGACAATTTATGCCGCTATATTGGCCGAGGTCATTGGAAACGTAGGTTATTTTCTTCCCCTTACAAAATCGGACCTGAGATAAAACGTAATCAGGACTATTTGTTTCCTGGTAATCATAGGCCCATCCGGTTTGACAGAAATAACACTTCTTTTTGCAACCCCTTGAAATAAAAATATTTATATGCCCGTTGTCACCCATTATTGGCGGTAAGTTCCACGGAAAGCTCTGATCAATGGCCACCGGCCTTGATTCTCCATTAATATAGACGTTCGGCAAAGATGATGCCGCCTCATATCCCGATTCGATCAAGGTATTTATGAAGGCTTGCCCATCCCCCACCACAACACAATCACAATATAGGCCAAGAGAATAAGGTGCGCTGCTTGCTGATCCGCCAATAATGATCTTTTTACCGGGACACTTTGCCCGTAATGATTTCAGATAAGGCCATTGACGCGGGTCTTGCATGGTGACGAATACAAAATCAGAATATTCAAGTTGTGTGGGCGTGATTCCATGCCGCGATAACTCCCAAAAGAGATAAGATGCGGAAACGCCGTATTGCATTTTTTTGAGTGGATACGATGAATCAATCACGGAAATTTTCATTTACTCAATTCCTTAATCAGCGAATCTTTCACATTTCGCATATTGATCTTTGCGTAAAAAGATTCGTAAACATCAAAAGGGATGCTTTGTTGAATTTCTCCAAAACTAAATAAAACACCGCCTTTTTTATCGCCTAACTTATCGTACGTTGTTTGTTTATTTTCTCCGTTGCCAGATGTAAAATCTAAAACTTCTACAACCCAATCCTCCGGCAAATCAACGCCCCATTCTACCAAAGGCAGGTCAGACCACTCATTTGCCAGCAGGTCAAAGTCGAACTCACCGTTGCTGATATTGTCGCGGATGATGATTTCGCGTTCTTTGGCCTCGTCAAGCCCTTCAATCAGGAAGGTAGGGACTTCCTTCAGCTTCAGGGATTTAGCCGCCTCATAGCGCTGATTCCCGGCAATGATGACCATTTCCCCGGTGCGATTGGACAGAATAATCGGACGGGCCTCGAAATACTTCGGGTTGTCGCGTATCGAGTCGCACAAGGTCTTGAACTGCTTGTCCCGAATAATGCGCGGATTGTTCGGGAGCTTCTTCAATTCATTCAGTTTGCGGTATTGCATTGTGCCTCCTTATCCCGGTTTTCTTGTTTCGTATTTCATAAATCCACCTCCAAAAGCCCCGATTTAATCAAAATTTTTTCTCCAGGGCCAGTTGGAGGGCCTGACGCTTTGTTTTTATTGACAATTCCCGGGACCAGGCGATGGCGGCGGATTCTTGGAGGGCCTTTATTCTGGGGGAAATCTTAGGGTCGTTTGCGAGGCGGGCAGCTTCGGTGTTGATGGCTGGATCACTCATATTTTCGACGTCATACGCCCCCCGGTAGGCGTCGGAGTAGGTGGCCCCACCTGCGACCAGTTGAGCGAATTTTTCTTGCTTGGGGGTTAAATTCACCTCCCCACCTCCAAAAGCCCCGATTTAATCAAAAACAATATCCAGAACGCCCTGTGCATCGGTGTTTTCCCCGATTCCCAGTGCGACCATGTCGACGGTTTGACGTAGATCAACCGTGCTGCTGCTGACTGTGTCAACCCTAGCGATTGCCTCGTTGTTTTGATTTGATCAACTGTCGGGGACTGAATCATTACTAACCTCTCACACCAGCACCTAGTGACGATATCACATGCCGGATATTCGATCAAGTTTATTTTCCTGTTTTTTTTATCGCCTGGAAGCAAAGCCCGCCCCAATAGGCGGGCGCTTTGTTTGGTTTCTAGATCATTTGTCATATTTAATCCAAATTTACCTCTTGACATCCAAAAATTTATTACTACCCTTTTAATTAACTTAACGTTCTTAATTAAGGCCCCCTTAAGGGGGGCCTATTAGATCTTAAGATCTCTAGAAGAAGATCTGATCTAGATCAAGGCCACCCGACGGCCCCTTTGATGGGGCCGGTAGAGTTGACAGATAACGGGAAATTTGCGACACTCTAGGTGTCGGTGGCACACCTCCAGCCGACACGCAACCATCAGCCCCGGCGAGCTACCCCACCCTTCCTGGTTCGCCGGGGCATTTTTTTACCACTGATTTTATTACTGTTTTTCGGGTAAATATGACAAATGTCAATGTTTTTCCTTTTACATGTGAAAAGCTTTGACATGCCCAGGTGGTTCAATTATTATTGCTTTGTTGGTTGATGGTTGGCCAACGATGAAAACTTTTGGAACAAAATAAAACAGGAGGAAACACCATGAAACAGATGATCGCAAAAAGCAGAAAAGAAGCCATCGCATTTGCTGAAGGTGGTGACGGTAAAACGCAGCGAGCGGCCTATTGGTTACAGGGTAAAATCATCTATCGCGCAGAAGTAATCCCCGGCCAAAAAAAAGCTACAATCACGGAAAATGTTGGTGGCTATTGGTGGGATGCAAAAACCACGATAGCGCAAAAATTTGAAGGAAAGATTAAAACCACCTGATATCATTACCGTTTTTCGGGTAAATATGACAAATGTCAATGTTTTTTACGCTTGTTGATAAATAAGTTTGACATGTCCGAGTGGTTCAATTATTATTGCTTTGTTGGTTGATGGTTGGCCAACGATGAAAATTTTTGGAGGTGCACGATGGAAAACACAAACTTAACAGGAGGCGAGAATGTTCCAAGAAACAGCGCAAAACATGCGCAAAATCAAAGCCCTGGTCGGGCGGCTGAACGTCCGCCAAACGGCCCTGCAGGCGGGAGTATCGAGGGAATCGATATATTCACTACTGCGAGACGGTCCGATGGCCCACTGGCCGACCTACCGCAAATTGTCGGCGTTTTTGGCGGTTTGGGAGGCCGAACACGGCAAACTAACGTAGGAGGTTGCTATGACGGACACGGCGGCAAGCGACGGGTGGACTAGGTTAGACGGCGACGGTGGAGGAGTGTTTGTGACGTACCGAGTAGATATAGCACAGCGAATTAACCGGACCCTGGGCGCGACCGTTTTGGTGGCGGAGGTTGGTCGGCTGGCAGCGACCGTGCAACACGCCCAGCAATTGTCGCAGGCACCTGTTATCGTCGTAGCAGACACCCCAGAGGCAGTGACGTTGGCTAGCAAGTTGGGGTATCGCTTAATTAACCCCGCAGATTGGGCGGTGGATTTCGTCCCGGCCCTGGAACAACGGCCCTGGTTAGTCCCGGCCCTGGAATTGATCCGCGATCCGGCCCCGGTCCGGTGGCTGATTGACGGCTGGTTGCAACAGCGGGGTGTGGCAATGATCCACGGACCGTCGGGTGTTGGTAAATCCTATCTGGCGCTGGATTGGGCTCTGCGAATTGCCACCGGGGGGCGTGACTGGGCCGGGCGTGCGGCGGTGACCGGTGGTACAGTGGCGTATCTGGCAGGTGAGGGTCACCTGGGCCTGCGGGGGCGGATTGCTGGGTGGTTATCGGTGGCCAAACCTGACGGGCCGGTCAATCTGCACGTGGGCCAGATAGTGCGACCCCTGGATACCGAGGCCGGGCTATCGATGGTCCAACGGGGGCTGGATAGGCTGGATGGGGTGGATTTGGTTGTGTTTGACACTGTCAACCGGTGGATGGTGGGCAACGATCAGGATAGTCAAGCGGTCGGGGCGTTTCTGCGCAACTGCACCAATATAGCAAACGAATTTGGCTGTTCGGTGTTGTTGGTCCATCATACCGGCGTATCGCGTGACTCCCAGGACCGGCCCCGTGGTTCGGGGGCGTGGCGTGCGGGTCTGGAAAATGAGATCGGCGTTCAGCCGGAGAAAGGAGGTTTGATTAAAATAACACCATTGAAATCAAGGGATTCTGAGTTGGGACCGTCGGTATTGGCCCGGTTGGAACAGGTCGCAATCCCTGGGTGGGGCGGTGCAAAAACAGCGGTGATTAGGCCACTGTATGTGTGCTGAGTGTTAATAGTGGCAATTATTGGAGGTGTAGCAGTGAAAATTTTACGTTTGGACGTTGAAAACATCAAAAAAATCAAGGCGGTTCACATTGAGCCGAAAGGGTCAACGGTTATCCTGGGTGGCAGGAACGAGCAGGGTAAATCGTCCACACTCGACGCAATTATGATGGCCCTGGCAGGCGGACGGTCAATCCCGACGATGCCAGTCCGCGAAGGTGCCGAGTCCGGGCGCGTCGAGATTGATCTAGGTGACGTGATTGTAACCAAAACGATCCGTCCGGACCGCAAATTCAGCTTGTCAGTCGAGATGAAAATGGCGGACGGTGGGACGGCGAAAATATCATCGGCCCAGGCGTGGCTAGATGCAAAAATCGGTGAACTATCATTTGATCCCTTGGAATTCCTCAAGAAATCGCCAAAGGACCAAGCGGACACATTGCGGGCGTTGGTCGGTATCGACACTACCACAATCGACGCAGACCGGGCCGAAGCGTACCAGGACCGGACCGCAGTTAACCGGGACGTGGCGGCCCTGACTGCCCAGGTTGCAGCTGCCCCGTACTGGCCAGATGCCCCCGCCGCCCTGGTATCGACCCAGGCGGTGAACGAGGAGCTAGCCCAGGCCCGAAAATCCAACGAGGCCCGGCGGCAGATTGTCCGGGAAATGGAAAATCTCCAACGAAATCACGAACAATCCAACGCCCGCCTGCGGGAACTGGCTGAGACTGCCCTATCCCGTGTAGCCGCCGCAGAGGCGGAGATTACCCGATTGCAGGCGGTTGTCGTCGCAGCAAAAAACGAGGCACAGGCACTGACCGTCCAGCGACGGCAGGAGGACATCACGTACGAGGACAACATTGATGAGTTGCAGCGGCAATTGGCCACGACCCCGGAGGTCGCAGAGGATCCGATTATCGCTAAATTCCAGGAGGTGGAGCAGATCAATAACCGAGTCCGGGACAACGTCGCCCGGCAAAAATTGGCAAACAATTTAGCCGCGGCCAAGGCCCAAAGTGAGGCCCTGACGGCCGAAATACAGCGACTTGACATCGAAAAGGCCGAGCTGATAGCGTCTGCAAAATTCCCGGTGCCAGGACTGGGATTTTCCGAGACTGGCCTTATAACCTACCAGGGAATTCCCCTGGAGCAGGCGAGCGGGGCGCAGAAAATCAGGGTAGGCATGGCCGTTGCGCTGGCCATGAATCCCAAATTGAAGATCGTTCTGGTCCGGGATGCGTCGCTGTTGGACTCCGATAATATGGCGATTATTGCGGAAATGGCTGAAGCGGCGGGTGCGCAGGTGTGGCTGGAGCGTGTTGGTACTGCGGATGCTGGCGCAGTTATTATCGAGGACGGAGAGGTGGCACAATGAATAACGCAATAAAAATCATGTCTTTTTCGGAATACCGGAACTTACCGGGGGTGAATTTCTCGAGCCTGAAACACATTGCCGAATCCCCCCTAGCATATCAGTGGTACCTGACGCAACCGGCCGAACCTACTCCGGCTATGCTGTTTGGGACGGCGGTTCACTGTGCGATTTTGGAACCGGAACAATTCGATCAACGGTACGCAGTCAGGCCCGAGGGGCTGGACCTGCGAAGGGCAGCCGATAAACAGTACTGGGCCGAGTTATCCGCCGGAAAAATTGCTCTAACCCAGGCCGACGCGGAAAAAATCGCAGCAATGAGGGAGGGGCTTTATCGCAACCCCGAGATTAGGCGACTGTTAGAGGCCCCGGGAACATTCGAGGCAACGATCCAATGGACCGGGCCGGGTGGCAGACTGTGCAAGGGGCGGTTGGACAAATACCTGGACGACGGGACGATTTTTGGATTAAAAACAACGACAAAATTTGACCAACGGCAGTTCCAGTCTGCGGCGTGGCAGATGTTTTATCACGCCCAATGGGCTTGGTATTACTGGGGAATTGGTGAATTAGGACTACCCAGGGGTGAAGAAATGTACGAGGCGGTCGTCCAGACCAGTGGCCCATTTGACGCGGCGATATATGCAGTCACAGAACCAATTATCGAGGTCGGGCGGGTGGAATACGAGGGCTGGCTGCGGACCCTTACCCAGTGCGAGCGGACCGGAGAATGGCCAGGGCGGTATCCGGATATCGTTGAGTTTTTGCCGCCTAAGTGGGCGCAGGATTCGGAATTGGGCATTGATTATTTCGTGAACCAGGCTGGAGGTATGCTGTGAGTACAGAATTAGTCACACAAAATTCACAGGTTACAACGTTAACCAACGCAATCAAAAAAATGATCCCGCAGTTCAAGCTGGCCCTGCCAGCGCACCTGCCACCGGAGAGGTTGGCCCGGATTGCGCTGACTGAACTGCGCAAAAATCCGGCGTTATCCAGGTGCACCGTCCCGTCGGTCCTAGGGTCACTAATGCAAGCCGCGACGCTCGGCCTGGAACCGGGCGTACTGGGTCAGGCATATCTAATCCCCTACCGCAATGAGTGCCAGTTAGTCCCCGGCTGGCAGGGGATTGTCGATCTGGTATCCCGGGCCGGGCGTGCTGCTGTATGGACAGGGGCGGTGTTCGAGGGCGATATTTTTGATTATCAGCTAGGGTCGGAACCGTTCGTCCGACACCAGCCGCAAGGTGAAGATGATCCGGCGAAATTGACGCACGTTTACGCCGTTGGGTCGATTAACGGGGTCCAGGGGCGGATCGTCGAGGTCTGGCCGGTCAAGAAAATCACCCGACACCGGGACCGGTTCAACAAAGTTGGCCAACGTCATTATTCCTACGAGCATTTCGAGATGTACGGGCGAAAAGTGGCGTTATTACAGGTACTTAAGTACATTCCGAAATCAATCGAACTTGTCAAGGTAATTCAGATCGAACACGGTCTGACAACGGGGGAACCGGTGGATCTGGACATCCCGATTGACACGGTGATAACTAACGCTGATCTAGTCGTTGATGCCGAGACTGCGGTAGGAGGTTGAAATGCTAACCCCAAAACAAGAACGATTCGTTCAACTGGTCGTAGGTGGGGCCACCTACTCCGACGCCTACCGGGGGGCGTTTGACGTCGAAAATATGAGTGATCCAGCTATCAACACCGAAGCTTCCCGCCTCGCAAACAAGGTGCTGATTATGGCGGACAAGATGCGACATCTGCGCTGGGAATATGACGCCGTCCGTGGTGCGATAAATGCCCTGGATAGGGAGTACGAGGCCGGAGGTGACGTCGACACCCTGGACTACCGGGC